TATATATATGAGTGATTCGCCTGTTTCTCTTTCGAGTCTTATGACTCCAAGTAAGACCGTAAGTATTGATTTTCCTGGATATTCAGGAATGTCTGTTGATCTCTGCTACTTAGCAAGAGAAGAACTGTTGAAGCTACGCAAAAAATGTGTAACTACAAAGTTTGATAAAAAGACTCGTCAGCCTGAAGAAGTATTGGATGAAGAGAAATTTTTAGTAGAATATTGTAAAGCAGTCATTAAAGGCTGGTCAGGACTGAAGTATCGTTACCTAGAAGAGCTTCTTTTGGTAGATGTCTCAGAGCTTGACCTTGATGATGAACTAGTGTATAGTCAAGAAAATGCAGAAGTATTGATGAAAAACTCTTCTACATTTGACTCTTGGGTCACCGAAGCAGTAGGTGACCTTGAAAATTTTACGAGCAACAAGTAGCCGAAATACAAAAGCTACTTGAGCGATATGTTCGAGAAAGTTCACAGATTGACGTAGATAAGTATTTACTTATTTGCGAACAATTAGGTCAAGAACCTGATCCTGCCAAAATGCCGCTGGACTCTTCTAATTTTCCAGAAGAAGTTCAAGTGGCATTTTTTGTATTTTCATTGTTATCCGATTACTGGGAAGGCATGTCTGGAACATATATGGGAAAGCACTGGAATGGTTTAGAATATATATTTGAACTATACAATATAGAGAATCCCAAAACTATATTCTTCTTTATGAAACTTTATGAAGCCGTTCTTATAAAATATAGATCAGAAGAATCAGATAAAAAACGTAAAGCAGAGGAGCGTAAAGGAAAGTCTGCAGGAGGTGGAAAACAGTACACCCATAATGTGCGTGGCTAATGGCAGCGAATGAAATTAACTTAACTATTAAGATTACCGAAAAGGGTAATCTTAAAGTAGTTGGTCAAAAAGCAGAAAAAGCTGCAGCAGGTTTAGATAAGACTGCAAAATCTGCTCGTACAGCCGATCGAAATTTAAAAGGCGCTTCTCAGCAATCTGCCAACGGTACCAAAAACTTTTCAAAAATGGCACAAGGTATATCAGGTACCTTGGTGCCTGCCTATGCTACACTAGCTGCAAATGTTTTTGCAATTACTGCAGCATTTAGTTTCTTAAAAACCGCCGCAGACTTTAGAGTAGTTACTGAGTCTCAGATAGCTTTTGCTTCCGCAACAGGCATCGGCGTTCGTAGTATAACAAAGGATATACAACAAGCTTCAGATGGATTGGTTTCTTTTACAGATGCCGCATCCGCAGCTGCTATTGGTGTAGCTTCGGGATTGAGCCCAGATCAATTAAGAGGGTTTGCAGCAGGAGCAAAAAATGTATCCGTAATCTTAGGAAGAGATGTAACAGACTCTTTTAATCGTTTAATTAGAGGTGTTACAAAAGCAGAGCCCGAACTTCTCGACGAATTAGGTATTATTCTTCGTCTAACTACTGCTACGGAAAACTATGCGGGTCAATTAAATAAGAGTGTTAAAGACTTAACCCTATTCGAAAAAAGCCAAGCCGTAGCAGTAGAAGTCCAGTCGCAGTTAGATAAAAAGTATGGAGCAGTTGCCGCAGCAGTTGAGCTTCAAGGAAATTCTATAGCAAAATTGGGAATCGCTTTTGAGAAAGTATTGAATCCTATTAAAGAATTTATATCTGTGCTTGCGGAGCCAACAGCAGAGTTTTTTACTAGAAATATTGGATCTTTGGCAGCAGCATTAGCTCTTATTGCTCTACCAATAACTAAAGCTATTTTGCCTAGTCTAGACCAATGGGCTGAAAAGTCAAAAACCTCCGCTTATAGAATTAAAAAAGAACTGGTAGAAACTAGAAAAGAAATCGAAGAGCTAGAAATAGCACAAGCACGATTAAGGGCAGCTGGAAAGGACCCAGCTCAAATGGCGGCTCAAGCTGTTGAAGGCGTTCAAAGTAAAGCTTCAGGCATTGTAAAACTTCAACAAGGAAAATACACAGAACTTACAAAAAGAGAAATTTCTTCTTTGCTCATTCAAGCTAAAAAGGGCAAAGGCGCTGTAACGCAAATGTCGAAAAAGATGGAAGTTCAATATATTGCGTCTCTTAAAGCCATGAAAGGTCAAACAGCTGGTACTTTTTCGTGGATAACAAATCGCCTAGATAGATTTTACACCGGTTTTCAAGTTAAAACAAAACGTATGCAGGCTCGTTGGGAAGTTGCTATGTTACGAATGAAGCAGGCAACTTCTTTATTTGTAAAGGGCGTAAACAAACTAATGAAAGCTATGGGTATTGTGGGAGTTGCACTTCTCTTAAAGGATTTAGCAGTAGAAGGCGCAAAAGCCATGGGTTTTTTGGCGGATACTCAAGCAGATTTAGACAAAGCGGAAGCTTTAGAGACGCTGGCAGAAAGATTAAAAAATACTACAAAAGAATTTTCTAAGTTTGCAGAGATTCAAAGCGAGTTTGCAAAAACAGATCAAGGATTCACTCTAGAAAGCCTAAATGCTTTATCGAACTTTATAGGAACTCAAGGGTCTGTATTTGCAGACATAACAAAAGAGTACAAAGCTTTAAAAGATGTAGTAGGAGAAGAGTCAATAATGGGCGATATAGGCTCTGTAGCAGGAATGGTGGATCTTTCAGAGCAATTAAGTGAGTTAATGGAAAATAGTGCTGAGTCTGCTGTTGGTTTTGTACAAGCGTTAAAAGCAGCAAATATTCAAGCACAGCCTTTGGGCTCTGAATTACTGAATATTGCAGAAAAAATGGCTGGAGAGGGTGGTTTAGCCAACTTATCAGACAAAGATTTAGACAGATTCCAAGAACTTTTAAAATATTTTACAGAATTAGGACAAAAAACTACTATTCTTCAGCAAAAGGAGCAAGGAATAAATGAGCAGTATAGGAGAAGAGTTTCTTCAATTACTCAATTTAGTACAAGTGTTACTAGCTTAATAACAGAAATAGAAAAAACTCTTCAATTAGAGGGTGAAGTTACTACAAACAATGCAGCTCGAGTAGAGAGCTATAAACAGCAGCTAGCCTTTTTGCAACAAATAAGAGATGTGGAAATTGAAAGAGTACTAGCAACTAAAAGATTGAAACTTGAAGAAGAAAAAGGTAAACGTTTTAATCTTGGAGGGTTTTCTGTAGGAGCAACAAGTGGTATTGCAGAAGAACAAGCTCGTCGTCGAGCAGTTTCAGCGGCTCAAATAGCACTAGAAGATGCAGAGCGTAATCTTGGTCTTGCTAAAGACGGAGAAACTGAAGCAGACGATAAAAAGCTGCAAGAACTAGAATTAAATGTTCAACTTGCAACAGAAGCCTTAAAGAATCTAAATGCAGAACTCGACTTTGGTAATCGACTTGTTACAGGAATAGCAGATAGTTTTGAAAGCAGTTTTGCTACAGCATTTGAAGGGATTATCACAGGTACAATGAGTGTAAAAGATGCATTTCTTTCTATGGGTAAAAGTATTCTTTCAATGATTGCTAAAATGATCGCAGAAATGATAGCATTTAAAATCGTTTCTAGTATTATGGGCGCTTTTAGCTTTGGGGGCGCCCAAGCTGCGGGCCAAGTATCTCAATATGGTGTCGCTGGAGGCATGCCCGCACCTGTAACTCCTTTGGGAGGTGGTGGGGGACCTCGATATGGTGGTATGTTTGAGCCTAGTCCAGGTTACAGAGACGGTGGTATTGCAAAAGGTCGACATGCTGGATACCCTGCAATTCTCCATGGAACAGAAGCTGTAGTGCCTCTTCCAAATGGTAACTCTATTCCTGTAGAGCTAAAAAATGGTGGAAGTCAGAACAATAATGTAGTTGTAAATGTATCTGTAGATGGCAATGGCCAAGGTTCACAAAATATGCAGTCAGATAGCTCTCAAGGCGTAAATCTTGGAAAGGCAATAGCAGCGGCAGTACAACAAGAAATAATGAATCAAAGAAGAAATGGTGGGATGCTTAGTCCCTATGGAGCATCTTAATGGCTACATTTAGTTTTACAATGACTTCAGGAGAAGTAGATGCTGTAAAGGGCACTAGTGGTGCGGCTGCTTTTGAAGCCGTAGCAGATCGAGGACTATCCCGACAAGCACAGCAACGAGTACTTGTTGCAAAATTTGGCGATGGATATGAGCAAAGAGTAAGAGATGGTGTAAATACAAAAATAGAAAATTTTAATATTTCTTTTAATAATCGTACCTCAGATGAGATTAACCTGATTGCAGGATACTTAGATAGTAAATCTGCACTTAGTTTTACTTTGGTAATTACAGACGCTTTTTCAAGTGGAAGTCTCACAACAAGCAGCATAAAAGTAGTTTGCGATACCTATCAAATTCAATATGGGCATACAGACTACCATAGTTTAACAACAACTCTACGAAGAGTTTATGAGCCTTAAAAATGACAGATTTAATTGATGCAGTACAGGATGATGGAATTGATGATAACCTTGTAGAGCTTTTTGAGGTTATATCTCCTGATGAAGGTACTAGATACTATTTATTTAATGGTCTAGATGATGGGACAGATAAAATAGAATTTCGAACAAATGATTATTTTGCAATTCCGATTCAAATAGATGGTATAGACATGAGTTCAACAGGGGCGGCTCCTCGTCCAACTTTAACTGTTGCAAATATTCCATCCCTTACAAAAAGCCTGAATAGTAATGAAGAGTTATTACAAGATATTAAAGTAGCTTTAAATTTTGATACAAATGATGATTTAATTGGAACAAGAGTAATTTATCATAGAACTTTAAAATCAAATACAGATAACAATAATGTAAATTCTCCAGAGTTTCCTCCTCAAACTTTTTATATAGATAGAATTGCTTCAGAGAATAACATATTTGTAGCCTTTGAACTTGCTTCACCCTTTGATATTGAAGGAGCAAAGATCCCTCATAGAGTCGTTATTGGAAAATACTGTCCTTGGCAATACCAAGGAGTTCAACTAGGTCTTGGAGGAGGCTGTACTTGGCCTTTAAATAATCAACCTTTTGCAGACCCTAACAATAAAGGTTTATACTTTGAGAGTGATGATGATTTGATTAGTAGAGACTTAGTTACTGGAGGATTTAGTGCTTGGAGTAACAGTACTAGCTACACTGCTACAAATAAAGTTTTTACGACAGATACTGTAAATGGGCATAGTCATACCAGAGTTTGGGAAGCTATTTTTGCAAACAACGGTAAAGACCCAAGAACTTATAGAAAATTTTGGAAAAGAATAGACCTTTGTAGTAAAACTTTAACGGGATGTAAAAAGAGATTTCAAGGAAACTATAGCGGTTCCACTTTGGATCAAAACGTACCTTTGCCGTTTGGAGGCTTCCCAGGAAGCAAAAAGTTTAAGTGATTGATGAAATAAAAGAACATTTTAAAAAAGAATATCCTCGAGAAGGTTGTGGTGTAATAGGAATTGTAAAAGGCAAAAAGAAGTGGTTTCCTTGTGAAAACATTGCGAAAGAGGAAGAAGATTTTATACTATCCTCTTCAGAATATTTAGAGATAAAAAGCAAGTGTGATATTTTTGCAATTGCACACAGTCATCCAGATACTACAAATGATGCTTCTGAGTATGATATAAATTGCTGTAATGCCCTAGGAATACCTTACTATATATTTAGCTATCCTGATATGAAACTAAATATATTACAGCCAAAAACAAAAGCGTACCCTCTTATTGGAAGAGAGTACGAATTTGGTGTTACAGATTGCTTTGAAGCTATGAGAGATTATTTATTGGAGCAAAATATAGAAATACCTCCAAGAATACCATTCGAAGATAATTGGTGGGAAAATAGTTTAGATTATTTTACAGAAGAAAATATCAAAAACTGGAATCATGTAAAAGTAGAGACTCCGCAGAAAAATGATGTATTAATTTTTCAAGTAAGAGAAAACGTTGCAGATCATTGTGGAGTCTACCTGGGAAATGATATTTTCTTTCATCACGCAGAAAACAGACTTTCGTGCAGAGAGCATTTATACCCATTTTGGGCACAGCATATAGTAGGAATTTACAGGCATGTTGCGTAAAGTATATTTAGAAGGCGAAATTGGAGAGAAGTTTGGCAAAGAGTTTGAAATACAAGCAAATTCTTTTGGCAAAGTAATTCAATGTTTAGAAGTTAATTTTCCAGAATTTCGAAATTATATTATTGATTGTGCTGAAAAAGGTATTAATTTTACTTGTCAAGTTGCCGATAAACCAATTGAAGATGAACGAGAGATCCTTTTAGAGTACGAAGAAGGGGATATGATAATTACTGCTATTCCTGCAGGGTCTAAGAGTGGCGTAGGCAAATTACTCGCAGCAGCAGTATTAATTGCTGCAGCGTTTATTATTCCTGGGATGCTTCCCTTTGCGACTGAATTAGTTTTTGCTGGCGGAACCATGACTTGGGGCACCCTTATTGGCACAACCCTTTTAGCAATGGGTGTTAGTTTAGGTATGGCGGGAATTCAGCAGATAATGGCTCCAGATCCTTCTGTGGATAATCAACAAGATGAGAGTTATCTTTTTCAAGGGTCAGGTCAAAATATATTAGAAGGCGACCCTGTTCCTGTTCTTTATGGTAAACTAAGAGTACCAGGTCGCCCTGTCTCTTTCGAAGTTAAAAACGCTAATCAAACATTTATTGATATGGCGGAAGGCGGTTCCAACTACATTGGGCCAAAAGACCCAACAAGTGGTGGCGGCGCTGGAGGTGCTGGCAGCAATGATTCTATAACGGAGACCCCACGATATGGCCGGTGATTTAGGAAGATTTTTAAATACCCCCACGAACTTAAATGCTCGCGGTACTCAAACAGGAGATACTGAGCAGTATGTAGGTATTGTTGATATGATCTGCGAAGGCCCTATTCGTGGTCTTGTAGATGGAAAACGTTCTGTATTCTTAGATAATGTACCTTTTGAAGATGCAAAAAATGTAGGCTCTCCTTTGAGTGCTACTGGCGGTACGTATGGGGGGTCGACTTTAAGTGTTACCAATGGGGGCACTACAGGAACCGCCAGCGGATACACCTTTAATACAAATGATGTTGGCAAATATATAGTTATTGAAATAGCTAATCAACAATTTTCAGGGGCACAAATTACTGCAGGAGAAGCTTATAACGGTTTCTTAATGATTACCCTAAATAACTCAACTTCTGCAACTATTCCAACAACTTATAATAATAATTTACTTTTTGCAAAGTTTACAAAAGGAACAGCCCTTAAAGATGATACTTTAGATCTTGAAGGAGAGGTAAATGTAAATACAACTACTCATGATCATATATTTCGATCAAATGACGCTCCTACGTCTATAAGCATTAACACAAGCGTAACACATACTTTAAGAATTTATGCGGCCTTTAAAATTGCATCAGTAAATACTGGCTCAAACTCTATGACTCTGAACACTAGTTCGGGAGCTAGTTATGCTACTACTTGGCCACAGGGTACAGGAAATTCGAATTTTTGGGTTCAAGATGCTCGTCCTGTAGAACCCTCTTTAGTAGGTCCTGGTGCTGCAGCAGCAAATAATATTAAAAAAGTAGAAGCATCTACGCTACAATTTCGTAGGGGTACTTCAAATCAAGGTCCTTTTTCTGATGTAAATGGAGTTGCCGGCGGTATAACTGTCACAGGAAGTGGAGCCAATACTCCAGTTAAACAACCGGCGACTCTTCCCACAGAAGTAACTGCAGCAGGATTTTCTTACGGCAGTTGGGATAATGGTAGAGGTAAATATGATACTTATGGGTATCCTCCAGGCCAATCATTTGCAGATAACTCAGGAGTTGTTGTAACAATTCCTGCGAGCGGCTCTGGATTAAGTTTTGGGTTAAACGGTAGTCAAATTTCTCAAGTTGATGAAGTAAATATTCGTATTGCATATAGTGCATTGTACACAATGAATACAGAAAATGCAGATAAAGAATCTGCTCATGCTCATTATGTATTTCAAATTCAAACAACTCTAGATAGCACTAATAGTGACTGGAAAACTTTATTTAGCCAGCATGGAGGAACTGTTGTTCATTCAGGAAAAACAACAGCTCCTACTGCATTTGATCATACAATTGGATTAAATAGATTTAAACCTTTTGATAATTTTACTATTCGAGTAGTTCGTTTAACAAGACCTTCAGGTATGCCAGTATGGGCAGATGGAACTGCAGGAGGACGAACAGATCGTGATAAGTGGCAAATGCAGGCTCAAGCAGCCATTAATGCGTCTGGCCTTAATGCAACTATTAAAGATAAATTAACTTATCCATATACTGCTGCCGCTGCAATTACTTTTTCTTCAAAAGAGTTTAGTAACTTACCTCAACGAAGTTATTTACTTGAAGGAATGAAAGTACGAATTCCAAACACCTATACTCCTAGAGAATATACAACAAATGAAGTGGCAGACTACAGCGGTTTTTGGAATGGCGGTTTTAAACCTGAATTGTATTATACTGATAATCCTGCATGGATTTTTTATGATATTGTAACAAACCAAAGATACGGAGCAGGTAAATGGATACACCCAAATGATATAAATGAATATGCTTTATATAGAATTGCTCAGTATTGTGATGAGCTTGTAGATGATGGGAATGGAGGCACAGAGCCCCGTTTTCGTGCAAACCTATATCTATCAAAATCTACAGAAATTTTTAAAGTTCTTAAAGATATGGCGAGTATGTTTACAGGCATGCTCTATTGGATGGATGGTAAATTAAATGTAGTTCAAGATCTTCCTTCAGATCCAGTATATACTTTCTCAAAATCAAATGTTATAAATGGTATTTTTAACTATGAAGGAACTTCACGAAAGAATCGCACAAATCAAGTAATTGTTACTTGGAACGACCCTACAGCAAATTATGAGCCCGTAGCCCTTGTAGTTGAAGATAGAGAAGCAATTGGTACAAGCGGTAAACTAATCAGTGAAAATGTTGTTGCTATGGGATCAACTTCTGAAGGACAAGCTATTCGATATGGACGCTGGAAGTTATGGACTGCCCAAAATCAAAAGGAAGTAGTTTCATTCCAGACAGGACTGCATGGTGCTTATATTCGTCCAGGCGACGTAATTAATGTACAAGATAAAAATAGATATGGTGTAGATTTAAGCGGTCGAATAGCTAGCTCCACCGCTCCTACCGCAAATACTATTACTTTAGATCGTCCAATAGAACTTCAAAGTGGCACTTATACCCTTCATACTCTTGTAGAAAGTTATGCTGCATTTTATACAGGACTTAATACTATTACTGTAGATGGTGTCCCCTACAATAAAGGTGATCGAATTACCGGAAATGTTTGGAGCACTGGTAGCGGTAATTCTAATAAGGAAGCGGTAACCTCCGAGGCAATAGCCTCTAGTGCCTTTGCAGACGAAAATAGAACTACTCCTCTTCCCCTTACTTGGAAACCTTATACTTATATTCAAGAAAATAATGTAGATACTTCAGTAACAGGAACCGGAACAGGAATAACAAGTTTAACTACTTCAGCGAATTTTGGAGTTACTCCTGATGCAGGAACTGTCTGGGCACTTACCCATATTTCTGGAGGCCGAGAAATACTTGGTTCTGTAAAGGAATATAAAGTACTCGCTGTTTCTCAAGATGACGAAAAAAATACTTTTTCAGTTACTGCAGTAGAATATTATGTTCAAAAATATGATGCAGTAGATAAAGACTACGCTCTTGGCGTCGTAGACGGTGGAGTATATGAAGGCGTAGAAGACCCAGAGGGTGCTGTTCCCGCACCTGCAAATATTTTTATTGTTCTTGAAACTGACGCAAAACAGCCGGGAGAAGAACTTCGTATTGAATGGGAAAAGTCCCAAGAAGAATTTACAGATAGTAGTAATAATACTCAAGAAAGAGACTATGAGTTTTTTGCAGGCTATGAATTTGTTCATAATATTCCTAATCATCCTAGTCCAATGTTCACGGAACAAACTTCGATTCGATTTGATAATGTTCCGAACGGATTCTACACTTTCCGAGTTCGTACACTTTCAAAGAAAGGAAACAGTTCAGACTTTATAAGTACTCAGTATGATGTAGAAGATCCCTACGGTGCAAATGTTGCTCGTATGCAGGGAGGTATTGTAAAAGGCGGCAAGTCGAATGCTCAAATAAGTATTAATTCAAGTACTCAAGTTGCCTTTCAAGTAAATCCTTGTGCTTTTGCGTCTCTTGGCGATCCTTTAAATACTCGAACAATAACAAATAATTATTCTCTTACAAGTTTAGCTACTGCAACTCCTTACTATGTGTATGTAGGAACTTCTATAAAACTAATATATTGGGATGAGTATTCTTTGAGGAATCTCCCTTTCTGGAGAGAAATCAATGCAGGGTCAAACCATCTTTCTAGTCAAGCAAGTGAATGGACTTCTTTAGGCTCTGTAACAATTCTTAAAAATTCAAATACAGTTACAGGAAGCGGTTTTAGTAGCTCTGTACTCCCAAGAGATGTGGTGTCTTTTGGCGAAGAAATATTTCCTTCAAAAGATATATTTAGTATAAGTGTCGGTTCTTCACCAAATTATTATGTTACTATTAGTACAGAAAATGATCCTTCAGGTACTGGTGTTGTAAACCCTCACGGATTAAGTGATGGAGATAGAATTCTTATTAAAACAACAATTGCTGGAGGGGCAAGCAATCTGGATGACAGATATTTTTATGTAGATGTACAAGATTCTTATAGCTTTATTCTTTATGATGATTACGATGCAGATACAGGAACTTTTAGTAATCCTCCACAAAATTTTACGACCTATAACTTAACTTCTTATACTGAAAATGGAACTTTCCAACAAATTCATGCCGATGGAGCAATTGTAACTGCAGTTATTAGTGATACAGAGTTAAGATTAGATAGAGCGTTTGATCATGCTGTATCTACAACTGCGTATAGAAGTGACTTCCGCCCTGACTATGAGCAGCATGCTATTGTTGCTGAGGTTACAAGAGGATTCTTTCAAAATAGTTATACCTATTCAATTAATTCCTTCCTTGTAATAGATCCTAATTTAAGCTTAGGAAAGTCAATACTTGTTAGTCCTAGTATTTCAAGCTTGCGCTACGATGGCTCTGGAACTCTTCAAACTTCTTATTCTTCAATAACTGCAACTGCGACTGCAATTGGTTTTGTAGCGCCTAAGTTTAAGTTTTCCGCAAAATCTTCAGGGCTTTCAGGAACGCTAGATACTTCTTACCAATCGCCAGATTCTGCAGGAGGAAATACATATACATTTGATATACATGGTTCAACAGCTATTGCATTCAATAATGGAATTGTAGAAGAGATAACCGTTGAAGCTATTGAAGACTTTGATACTGGAGATGTTTTTGAAGGAAAAGGATTTGTAGCAAAAAGCTCTACGGGTGCTGATGGTGTTGCAGGGCATACTGTGACTCTAGAAGCTGAAGATTATACAGTTATTTATAATGACTCAGGAACAAGTCCTGTTTATAATGGTTCTGGTACAAATTCTACGCTTGATTTTACGGCGACTCCTAGTACATCAATTAGTTCTCCGGAGTACTATTTTACTTTCGAACCAGGAAATGTAACTACTACAGACTTTACTAAAACAGGTTTTGGAGCGTGGCAATCTGGAGCAACTGCCACTGTGAGTGTTCCCAGCAACGCAGATTCTTGGGACGACTCAGGAAGTGAACTTCCAGGAAGTTATTCTGTAAAAGTACAAGTAAGAGAAAGTGGCTCAAATACAGTTCTTGCTTTCGATATTGTTACAGTACAAGGTATTCGAGCGGCAGAAGATGGATATTGGATATCTTTCTCAAATGAAGCACACACTATTCCTACAACTTTCGACGGTATTCCAGAAGGTACTGCAGGAACTACCTCAAATTATGTTATAGGAGAGGGCTCTGGACTAACAATCGAAGTTGGAAAAGGTAGTGAAATTTTAAACTATGTAACTGGAACTCCTGGAGAAGGTCAATGGGGTATATCAATTGATTCAAGTTCGGGAATTATACCTTCAGGAGCAGTAATTGTAGAAGCTTCTGGCGGATATGCTTGGAACTCTACTACTGGACTTCTTACGATTGACGATCATGAATTTAGTGAAGGCTGGACAGCGGATGTAGCTTCTGTTACTTACACAATTAATCTTGAAAATCAATCAACTATTTACCGAACGCAAACATTTACAAAAAGTAAAAAAGGTTTTGCAGGTATTCAAGTAACAAATACTAATCCTGCCCAATCTTTAGCAGCGGATTCAAACGGTAAAGTTATAAGTTATTCAGATTCTGGGACTCAAATTAATGTTCAAGCATTTGGTACTTCAATTCCTTACTATACAAATTCGGGCGCAAGCACTGCAGGCGTAACTACATTTTGGAATGTTGGAACTCCTCAACTAACTCCAAGTTCCTCAATTACTGTAGGGACTATAGCTGTTCCTACGACTACTCTAACAGATCCTGTTACTGTAGGCATACATAGCGCCATGGATAATAGCGTACAAAAAGTAACGATTACCTACCCAATAAATGTAACTATTAATGGAACTTTAGAGACTTATGAAACAAAGCAGGTAATTACAAAGAATACAAATGCAAGTGCTATAGCATTAATACCTTCAGTTACTCATGTCACTTTTAATTCTTCTGGAGGAAGTGCCACTCCTTCTAACTATTCCTTTACTTGGGCTAACCCTGCTATTCCTGCAGGAATAAATCCTTATTATATTCTAAATGACGGAAGTAGTAATGTTACAACAGGCACGGGTACAAGTTCGGGAAATATTAGTTCAACTCCACATACTACGCTTCCTAGAACTTATACAGTAACAATGTACGACGGAAACGGAGGAGATGTTCTTGCGTCAGATAAAGTTACAATTGGTAAGAGTCTTGATGGAACTCCAGGAAGCACTGGAGTTAGTTATACAGGAACCACTGAGTACTATAGACTAACAAACTCAACGTCCGCCCCCTCTAGGTATTCTAGCGGAGATAATATTGCATCTGCATGGAATACAAGCCCTCAATCTCCTACGAGCAGTAATCAATACCTGTGGAATTTTAATAGAAATTCTAAGTCTGATGGTACTTTTACAGATAGTGCAGTTACTTTAATTACTCAATATGTTGAAGATGGTAGAGGTATTTCTTCTATTAGCGAAGCGTATCAAAGACATACTAGCGGAACAAGTGCACCTACAGGAACTTGGTACAGTAGTTTTGCCAGTGCGGGATCATTAACAAGCACTTACCGATTTATGTGGAATAGAACTCGAGTAAACTATACAGATGGTACAAACAGTGGTTATATTTATACCGTAATCGCAGTTAGAGGGGAGGATGGGTCCTCAGTAACAGGACCTGCCGGACCCGCTGGATTTATGTACTTTATAAGACCTGGTTCAGGTACCAGTACGACTCCCACTAATGGAACGCAGCTTGGGCGCCCCTCAACTTCAGAAGCGCCTACAGCCTCTCTTAGTGTCGGGCAAATAGCTATTGTAAGTAACTCTGCAAATCCTCCAGATCAACAAGGGTGGAGATATACTGGCAGTAGTTGGTCTGCTCAAGATATTGTAAATTCAGATATTATATTTGCAAATGCAATTGGTACAGAGCAACTCGAAATATCTAGCGACTCGGGAACAAATAGAATATTTATGGACAGTGGGGTAAATGGACCTAGAATACAGATATTTGATAGCAGCGCCTCTAATCCTAGAGTAATACTTGGCAAACTAACATAACCACCAAAAAAATAAAACTTGACATAAAATGTCCTCTTTGTTATAATTTCATCATAGGAGAACTTTAATGAGCGCAGCAACTTACAACTTATTCATTGACCAAGGGTCCGACTTTGCTATTGACTTAGTAATCAACGAGTCAGCATCACCTATGGATTTGACCAATTACTCAGGTCGGGGACAGCTGCGCTCGTCACACACTTCGGGTACAATTATTGGGTATTTTAAAGTAACAAAAACCAACCCGACCGGGGGTGCATTAAAGATAGAAATACCAAACGGCTCCTGGACAGATACTTCAGTAACACCTAATGCTACTCGTATCGGATCGACCGATATGGCAGCAGGTCAGTACGTCTACGATATAGAAATTTTCACTAATGCAGACGCTGTAGTTAAACGTATTATGCAAGGGACTGCAACAATTAATCCTGAAGTAACTCGATAATGTCTGGACCTACGACAATAAACATAACAGAAAATGTAACAAATATTACAGCGAGTGGAGATCAGATTTCCATAAATTTAACTGATGATGTTACAACAATTGAGGCATATAGTCTTGCAGTACCCACAGCAGTTCCGGGCGTAATTGACGCATCTAGTGTAACTGTAAGTGGATATAATACAATCTCTTCAGGTTTTTTAGACAATGCTCTGAAAGAGCTTGCAGATCAAAACTTTCGTGGTGACTCTACTCCT